GGATTAGAAAATTTTTCTCTTGTTAGTTCCTCAACGTAATCGTCAAGGTGTCGATCAAGAATATCTGCCAGCAGATATGCTTCTTGAACAGTAATGGACATGTGATACATGTAATGCCTTAGAATTCTACAACACTAAGGGATCTCTGTCAATTTAAGTAGATACCATTATTACATTCGATCTTGAATTCTGTACCACCTGCGGTCATCTTTGCAGCGCCTGAGGCATACATTTCAAAATCTGTTGTAGTGATCCTTGTGTTAGGGGTAACGATTTCTACGCCAGTCGGATTACCATATGCTGAATCACCAGGGAGTGATACTGTTTGACCTGTAGGTTCACCACCTGCAATACTTTCTTTCTCTCCTCCATCAGCTTGGATGCGATATTTACCATCTACTTGGGTAAACATGTTACCTTCTACTCTCTCATAGCGAGTACCCTTTGCATTCGTGCGGATATCGCCATCGCTTTCTACAGCAAAAGTAGAAGTCTCTTTTTTAATTCTAGTTACATAGTTTCCATTGACAATATTTTCTACGTCACCACCTGCTTCTAGGTCGTTCTTCAAAAATGTTGTTTGGTTTGTATACTCTGAAGATTTAAGTGTTAGTTTGTTTTCTGCTTTGACAACTGTACTAGTGTCACTGTTGAGGAACATAACGTCCCCAGACTTCATCTCCCACTTTCCACCAACAGTATCAAAACGATCACCATCAACCTCAGTATGCATGTCACCTTCGACATACATGTGCACATCACCAACAACTTGGATGACAAGTTTGTCTTCCTTTAGATTCTTACCAATCTTGACTGTCATATTATGATCAGTCTCGACGTTGGTATTGTTGTATGAAATCAGATAGGTGTCACGTTTCTCATCAAAGTCGATGAAGTTACCAGTCGTACCATGCAGAAGACGAATACGTTCACCATCAGGTGTATTGTTACGTTGAAACACATGACCACATGTGGAAACCTCCATGTGGTTCAATGGGTATTCAATTTTTTCTGAAGGTGCGGTATTCTCTTGGTTAGTACCGCCTTGGAAAAGTGCCATTAATATCCGTAACCAGGTGTTGATCCACCACCACCGCCTGGGTCAGGAGAAGGAGAGGGAGAAGGTGATGGGGTTGGTGATGGTGTAGGGGAAGTTGTCCCTGTGTTAATGATAGTGGTAACATCAGAAACAGGTGAGATACCACCCGCTGTTGTATTTATTGTCGTGGTTGTAGTCTCTCCTGCTACTCCTGGCATACTAGGTGTACTAGATCCACTAGCAATTAAGTTAGTACCAGAAAGACTTTCTTCTATTGTATCATAGATGTAGTCATGTGGAGTAGATGTATGGATAGGTCCAGTCATCTTTCTACCCTCATGCTCATGATACAGTCCATAGTATGGTGCACCATTGACATACCCAACCAAACGATACTTATGATCGACACAATCGATGTAAGATGTAGATGTACCCAGCTTCTGCTTAAGTCTGATAGGACCAACATAATCATATACGCCAATCACCTTAGCGCCAGATCCAGTATCATCCTCAATGTAAGGTCTTGAGAATCCAATGACAGGTTGATTGAGTTTTATCTTAGTAATTTTACCTTGATCGTCAACTTCTGCGTCACCGATCTCTTTCTTATCATCATCAATACCGATGTAAACCTTTGGATTGGTGTACTTAGAACCGACATTGATTGGTTTCAAGTTCTCCAGAACTGGGATGAGATCACTACATCCTGCATAGACTGCCGTAGCAGTTGGTGGAACAACCAAATCAGTAAACTTCTTGGTAAAGTTGATCTTAATTTCTACGCCATCCTTCGTTGCAACAATCAAACCAGGTTGCAGATCTGCTCCAAATTTAGGATCGATAGTTGCAACTGCAATCTTACCTTCACCATTGTAATCCATGTCATAAACCTGGAGAACATCTGGTTGAGTTGGATCCTTTGCACCAGCAGCAGTCTCAATCAACTGTAAGAAGTCACCTTCCTCTAGTGAAGATGTGCTAGCACTAGGAGTTATCAGTGCAATATACTGTTCTTTAGGACAGAATGTGTCTGCTGGATCAAATCCATATCCAAGACCTGGTTTGATAACATCAACACCAACCATGATACCTTTCTTGTCTAATCCAGTTTCTGGATCATATACAGAATTGATAATTACTGGTTTGAATACAGCACCAGATCCTTCTGGTTCATTACAAGTAAACATTGCTCTTGCTGATGCCTCAAGATTTACATCAAATCCTTTCTTCTGCATCAATACACCAGCAATAGATCCGATGTCATCGATAATAGGCAGTGCTTTGACTGGTAGAGTTGACTGTAAGTTATCAAATATCATCTCAGGGAAACATGGTTTCCTGTTGAGGATGCTATTAGAACAGTTCAGTGCCTCTTGATTGAAACTTCCATCACTAGCATAGATGTTAAAATCTTCAAACTTCTCAAGTGGTCCCTTAGTGCCGAAACTATCCTGATTAATACCAGTCTTCGCTGTGAAACCTTCTGGATCTAATGTAGTGTCAAGTTTTATCTTCTCACCAGTTTTGGTGTTGAATGCCCACTGCTGTCCACCTTGAGAGAATGGAACATATCCCTTAGAGTTTGGTTTGCCATCACCAACGACTTCACCGTTCTTAGGTGGTTTGACTTTATATTGATCCTCTTGCTTTTTCTTCTTATCATTACCTTTTGCTTGCGCCCCTTGACAGGTCTCGAATGTAGAGATTCCGATAGCACAAGAAACTGCTCCATCACAGAACAGATCAAGGAAGTCACCAATCTTAGAGAGCAGACCCTGGATCATACCAATAGCACCAGTAATCGCACCAAGAATGCCACTGAGCATAGACATTGCCTGGTTGATCAATCCCATGACCTTACCCATGATTGCTCCAAGCATATCCTGGATCAAACAAAGTGCAGTATCAAGTGCGTTGGTAGCAAGATCCATCAACATTCCTTTGAGGAAACCAAGCAGGTCACCACCAAGTTGACTAAACAAACAGTTAATTAAGTCGCCAAGATTTCCTAACTGTGCTTTGACTGGACCTGCAAGATCTGGGTTTGGGATGTTGAGGTTTTTAAGTTGGTCTTTGATGAAGAGGTCAACCTCTTTAAGAACAGTGCCTTTGATGTTAGCAAGCAACCCAGACATCTTTGCTTGAATTCTAGATGCTACATTGCTTACTTCAGACATGAAGTCTACAACGTCACCTGTAACTTGATCAATAAACTCTCCAATCTCATTTTGCTCAATACCACGAGCAAACTTCATAAATTCAGCAAGGGCACCCTCAAGTTTGACAGAATCCTCAGAACCACACTTGCCATTACCTACATGAACGGTATAACATTTCTTTTTATCTGCCGCTTTCATCGCGTCAGACACTGCTTCTGCAGGTCCTCTAGGATTGGTGCTTGAAGATGTATCCTCTGAAGAACTATCCTCTTCAGGTTTCTTTGGAACTCCAGTTTGTGTGTCTGGTACTACAGTTGGACCAGTGCCTGGTGGCATGGTTCCCATCTCTCCATGCACCCTGCTTTCATACTTTGGAGGTACAAGTTGAGGGAATGGACTTCCATCATCAGTTTTCTTATATGCACCCTGAGGGTTCTCATCACCGATGCTACCAAAAACAATTGGGATCTGTGCAGAGGATCCATCCATGAAGAATCCAATAACCCAACCATTCTCCACCAACTGATGGTTAGTACCAGCACCAGCTCTCTGTGGTTGTGTGGCAGGAAATGCAACCATTGCCCAAGGAAGATCCTCTGTAGGCAATTCTTTCTTGCTTGGGTTGTGGTAACCAACAATCCTAACCTTTACCTTATTAGTATAGTCAGCATCTTTCTGCTTTGTTCCACCAGTATTCTCGACTTGACCAACCCACCAGTTGAATCCGTCTTTACCAATAAAATTAGCAGTTGCTTCTAACATCATTATTCTACACCTGGGCTGTCAGTGAACAGGGTTAACTTAGTAGACATACTATCTCTAGATGAGGTAAATTCACGTTCTACTCTACCTATTACATATTTACCACTGTTTTGAGTATCAAGTTCTTTATCTCTACCCTTGAATGTTTCTAATCTTACCACATCACCGACTGCTAGATTAATCTCTCCAATATAATCTATTTCGACCATTTTATTGTAAAATAATTTTTCCCTAAGCGCGGATTGTGAAACCTGCTTTGTAAAATCCTTAGAGTATGTACCAGCAGTAAACAATGCAGTGTCAACAATTTTTGACATGATTCTAGTTGCTGCTGATCCTTTCTTAAATCCCTCGTAGTATGCTGGGAGTGTGGCATCAGTATTCAACTTGGGCACATTCTTATAATATTCGTTGATATTAAATGGATACTCAGTATACTTGAGATCTTTCATGTCCAGTGTCATCACTGTACTAGAATATGATCCAATGTTCAGTCCCTTCAAAATATCAGCAGAACTGGTGACTTTCATTCTATCAATAGGAATTGTAGTTGTCACTTCATCAAATTCACCCTCTTCTAGGTCAACTACAAACGTAACAAGTTCATCCTCGCTAGCAAAAGAATCATAAGACAGGAAATTGTAACCTCTATAATTCTCAAAGAAACAATAACCTGCACTAGCATTCTTACCACTTCCACCAGAAGGGATTGCTCTAGCACATAACCAGGCAATCGCAGTAAATGGAGACCAGTAAGGAGAGATAAAAGAAAACTTGTTTTTCGTTGGAGTGAAATTAATTCTGTCTTCAGCAATCCCTAAAATTTTGACCAACAAATCGTCCTTGACAATCTCATGGATTTGTTTGCCTTCACCTGGACCATAACGCTTTGATAATTTTATAGCAGCATTGTCAATAAACTCAGGACTGCAGCACATCAAAGTTGCTTTAGACTTACTACCAGATGATGTTCTGTCTTGGATATCATAAATTACTAGTTCATGAACCAAAGTAGTTCCTTTATGATCCGAATATGACAGAGTAACTCTCTCCATACCCTGCAGGGTAGAGAGTACACCAGTTTGAGAATCTGTCAGTCTAAGTTCAACATGAATAGATGCCCTCTTAATGTCTTCAGTATATTTTAGAGACAATAACTGGTTATTACCAAAATTAGCAGATTCTCCCTCCGATACCTGGATGGCACAAGTCTCTAATTTAAAATTGTTAGTTCCTTTTGTCATCCGAATTGCGCCGTGTTAGCGTATACATCAAAGAATGGCGAAACCTTACTATCAGATTCCGAGTTAG